TTCAAACCGATATGGAAGATAAGAAATCATATGTGTTAGAACTAGATAAAGTATTCCCAAAAACAATTAGAGGAATTTCATATTCTCAAACTTCAGCAGACTTAACAAAGTTCGGAGTTGAATTTGCATATAATGATATTCGCATATGGGATGAAAAGCGCTATTCTGAAGTTAATAAATTAGCGTGGGATCATGATAAAGGCGGTAATTAAGCTTTATATATAAATTATATGAACTTACCAAAAATAACTACTCCAAAATATTCTCTTACCATTCCGTCAAATGGTAAAAAAATAGAATTTAGGCCTTTCTTAGTTAAAGAAGAAAAGCTATTATTACTAGCTCAGGAATCTAAAAAGACTTCAGAAATTACAAAGGCAATTAATGACGTTATTGGGTCTTGTACATTTGGAAATATTAATTTTAATGATCTGACAAACTTCGACGTTGAATATATTTTCCTTAAGTTAAGAGCAAAGAGCGTTGGCGAAGTCGCAGAAGTTTCTGTCAAATGCAAACATTGTGAAGCATCTAACGAAATTGAAATTAACTTAGATGAAATAGAAGTTAATAAAAAAGAGCCGTTGCCTGATAAGGTAATGCTAACAGATAAAATTGGTATTATCCCACGTTATATTTCAGCCGCCTCTTTAGGCGTAGATGTTGGAGATGATGTTAATGATATGTTTTCATTTTATATTAGAAGCGTAATTGAAAGCATTTTTGATGAGAATGAAGTATATCCAATTTCGCAAACAAGTAAAGAGGATTTAGACGAATTTATCAATAGTCTTAATCGAGAGCAAATGAGCAAGATCGAAGAAATTATTGAATGCGCGCCAAAGCTTGAAAAGGAAATACAATTTAAATGCGTTAAGTGTAAAAAAGATAATACATATGTTCTTTCAGGCGCAGAGAGTTTTTTCTAGTATGCCTCTCTCATGAGTCTTTGTTTAATTATTATAAGACCAACTTTGCTTTAATGCAACATCATAAATATAGTTTAACAGAACTTGAGAATATGATGCCATGGGAGAGGGAAATTTATATTTCCTTATTACTTGAATGGATAAAAGAAGAGAACGAAAAGCAGAAAAATCAATAAAGATATCTATATAAATATAATATAGATGGAAACGCCAAGTAATACTAATAATAATACTAATAATAATTCTATTATAGGCCCTATAATTGCTTCTTTACAGAAAGAATTTATAAGTGGGCTTAATGAATTAAAGGGTATTGGTATAGCAACTTTAAAGAAAAGTGTTGCCAATAAAATTGAAACAAATACATTATTAAGTAGTGGTAATAAATTACTTGAGTTCATTGCTAGTGATAATCAAAAAAATGTTGATGCTATCAAGGATTTACAAAAGGATTTATCGGCATCATCTAAAAGTTCTATAGCCGCTATTAAAGAACAAAGTGAAGAATTCCAAGGGTCTATAGATAATTTATCAAAGGTTGTTAACCAACCCTCAATAATTAAAGAAACTATAGTTAATAATGATAAAGAAACTATAGTTAATAATGATGATAAAGAAACTATAGTTAAGCCTGCGCCGCTACCTAAAATGTTTACTGATAGGGCTTCTTTATTTAATGCGCCCAAATTACTAGATCCTGTTGCACAGGACAGAGGCCTTAAAGTTCTAAAAAAGATAGCCGAAGGCAACGGGCTTTTAAATGCAAATGCAGAAGAGCTAAAATCAATATCTTTACTAACTAAAAAAGCTAATAAGACTGAGAGCGACAGTTTTAGTTTTGAAAAAATGATGGCTAGGAAATTGGCTTTAAATAAAAAAGAATCCGAAGCCGAAGCCGCTAAAAAAGGACAAAGTTCAGGCAAGATGGTTAAAGAATTTATTAAAGATAACGGATGGCTTACTAATATATTAGGTTCTTTATCTTTAATAGGTGGAGTGATTGTTGGCTTTGTTGGCGAAGTGATTAGAAAAATAAAATCATTTAAAATTGTAAAATCAATTCTTAAAATTTTCGAACCAGTCAAGAATTTCTTTAGCGCTATTGGAAAAGCTTTTCGCTCTGCTGCTTCTACTTTCAGCAAAGCGTTTGACTTTATAAAACCCGTATTCAATTTCATTAAAGGGCTTGGGTCAGGCGGAAAAATTTCAAAATTCTTCAGTGCTATCTCTAAGTTTTTTAAAATAGGTATTAAAATTGGAGCAACTCTAGCCAAAAGTATTCCGATTATAGGCCAAGTTATAATGATTATTGAAGGTCTTGTTTTTGGAGTCATGGGCGCCTTTAAAGGTTTTACCGAAACTGAAGGTAATATTATTCAAAAAATCGCCGGAGGACTTATTGGATTTATTAAGGGTGCGATTGAAGGTGTCTTTGGCGGACTTATTAATCTAGTGATAGACGGTATTGGCTGGCTCGGTGGTTTATTAGGATTTGATAATTTCAAGGAAATGTTATATGACTTTGATATTAACAAATATATTGGTGTGATAATTGACGCTATTGCTATGCCTGCCAAACTCATCATAGATTTCTTTTCAGACTTCTCAGAAAACATGAAAAGAGTTGGCGGATTCTTTGTATCTATTGGAGATAGTATAATGGGTGGTTTAGAAAAAATCGGCTTGTTCTTTGAACCTATTATCAAAGAAATACTGGATGGTTTTAACGCGATTAGTTCGTTCTTTGTATCTATTGGAGAAAGTATAATGAATAGTTTTAACGCGATTGGTTCGTTCTTTTCAAATATCGGAGAAGAAATAAAATCTGTTGGATCATCTATAAAAGGATTTTTAAAGAACGGGGTTACATCTTTAGTAAAAACCGTCTGGGATTTCATTGTTGATGGCGTTAAAAAATTCTTTGCTATGTCACCTGTTGGTTTAATTTCAGGCGCTATATCTGGTGATGGTGCTCTTGAAAATATACAAAGAGAAGTACTTAAAAATGTAGTTCCTGATCCTAATAAAAAGTATGATACGTTTAGTAAGGAAACCTTAATGCTTAAGGTAATGCCTGATTCTTTACTTGAATTTGTTTGGGGTTCAAAACCATCTGCAGCTGAAAGCGTTGCAGCTAGAGGATCAAAAAAGGTAGCATCTGATAAGAAAGCGGCAGAAGAAAGCGGTAATCCCGAAGCAAAACGATTGGCTGAAGAAATAGCAAAATTAGAAGCTGACAAACAAAAATTCCAAAAACAATCTGTTGAACTAACTAAACAGCAAACAGATGAAATGGATGATTTCTTTGTTAATGACGAAAAGGTAGATACTCTTGGACAACAATCAGATGAAGCTCAACGAAAGTCAAATGAGGCTGGGCTAGAATTAAAACAAAAAAGAGAGCAACTTAATTTATTATTAAACGAACCTAATACATCAAACCAGCTTAGCCCTGATCAAATGGAAAAGCCCTCAAAGGTTGATAATGTTGGAGAAGCGTTATCAGAAACTGGCGCAATGAATGCAGCTCCAGTTATTAATGTTGTTAATAATAACGGAGGGAACGTAACTAATAATAGTTCACAATCCACGCAGAACACTATCGCCGAATCCACTGATAATGTTCTGGCTGGGTCTGCTATGTCTTTATAAAAAATATCGCCATCTAGTAATTAAACCAGATGGCGATATTGTAATTAGTTTTAAATTAGCTTTTGGCCAATTGAGCAAAGTAACTAAGTGAATCGTCGTCATCATCGTCATCGCTAACGTCTGATGATACTTCTTCAGTAGTAACTTCTGGTTCTGATTGAACCTTTGGAGAAGTTGGAGCAGAAGGCTCAGTGAGAACCTGTACACCATTAACTTCTTCAGCACCAAGAACTTCAATCAGCTTGCGCTTTAGATCGTCGTATGACTTATATGAAGATTCATCGGTGAATTCAGATAGACTGTATAGTCCATCATAAATTTCGCGAAGGCGATCTTCATCGTTATCAAAGAGAGGAGTACAACCGTCAAATTCTGACTTATCATAGTTCCTCCATTGTTCGGTGCGGATCTTCAACTTAAAGTTAGCGCCTTCCCAAAAATCAAATGGGTTAACTGCTTTCTCATCTTGAAATTGTGGCTGCATAACATCCATAATTTTATCAAAGATCTTCTTACCATACTTGTAAAGGAAAGTCTTTCCTTCATTGTCTGGGTTAGCTGGATCAGATACCACCAAGATATTTGAGACATAATGTAGACGGCGTTTACGTGAACGAGCGACATCTTTGTCAGCTTCATTACCTGTATTCCACAGTCGGCTATTAATCTCAGATACTGGATCATCTTTACCAATTGATGTGAGTGATTTCTCAATGTACCACCTGCCTGTTGGCCCTTGGAATCCATGATCCCAATAACGAACCCATGGCAAATCGTCTCCATCTTTTACTGGAAGAAAACGAATGATGGCATAACCGTTACCTGCTTTATCCACGGTAGGTTTCCACTCACGATCATCGCCGTAAGATTTAGTGGATTTACCTCCGACCTTTTCAGCTTCTGCGACTAGTTTCCCAATTGCGGCTGACCGATTTGCTTTTAGTTTATCAAATGACATATTATTTTATTTGTATTGCGTTGTATTGTTTGTTTGTTTCGTTGTATTATTATACACTAATTTTCTACAGATGTAAACCATAAAGTTCTAGTTATTTCTGCATACTTATTAATGTCTATCATCGGTCTAAGAAAAGGAGTATATTTCCTAACCTTAAAAGTAAGTTCAGAAGATATTCCCAGAGGGTCCGTTAACTTAGACTGAAGATCTGATGTATAAGATGAAATGATATTAAGAATAGTTATAGTCTCAATTGATACATTACCACCTTGCACCATTTTATATATATAAGGAACATCAGTTAAGTCTTTCGGTAATATCATCTCATCAAAAGTTTTATATGGAGATTGCTCAATTAGAGTTTTCATCTCTTCTTTATAAGTGTATTCGACGTTTTGCATTTTGGCTTTCCACCTATCATATGCGACATCTGTAAAGTTGCCAATCCATTTTTCTCCACTTAAAAGGTTAGCTAATGAGTATAGAATAATATCGTTTCTATATGGATATTTCCTTGCCAACTTTTCAAATTGAAAGCGGTTTTTGTTTTGTTCAAAGGTTTCTCTTTTACATCGAGGACCTTTAAAACTAAATTTAAATGCATCATAATCTCTTTCAGAATTAAAATGCAGCGACATTGCAGTCACTGTACTCCACGCATCCATCGGTGAAGTACTAGTATCTATACTTAAGTTAATCATTTAATGGTTCTTCTTTAATTACCGCCCATTTAAGTGGCTCACGGTTCCTTTGATATTGATCCATAGACCATTTAATATTATTACTTTTAATACTAACGTATTCTATTAAATCAAGATTAATATATTTTACTTCAATTGTGCAGTCTTTCATTATTCAAGTGTGGCTGTATTAGATCTAGGTAAAACATTATTTTTCTGAGCTTCAACTTTTAGTTTCGTTTTCAATGGGCCTTCAATTAATTTTGCAACATCTTCTGGGTCAAGTTCTAGTTCTAAACAAATCTGGCACACGGCGTGAGCATATTCGATCTTATCTTTTAATACTAGCCTTTCTGTTTTTAAAATTAATTCTTCCTTTGTTATTGCTAATCCTATTGTTTTTTTAATGTCGGTTTTTTTCATTTAGTATCAAGTGTTCGTAGTATAATCAT